CCTTCCAAGGAGTTGCAACAGGGCATAGTGAGGAGAACGTGGGCGAAGTGGTAGATAATTCGACCGAAGAATTCGATGCCCTAGAAACTGATTTAGAAGACGATATCATCGATGAAGATGAAACGGAAGAGATTCCTCATTATAGCACCGACATGCGAATGGACGAGCTGCGAGAAATCCTCAACGATTGCGGCATTCCCTTCAAGGTTGGGATGTCGAAAGAAGACATAGTGGATGTGTTGGACGAGTACTTCTATGGTGCGGATGATGAACCTGGTGATGAAGACGATGACCTGCCTGGGTTCGATGATGAGGATGTTGTCCCATGAGTGGCTTCAAGGACATGGTGCAAGCCGATATCAAAGGCGTGTTCCTGAACCTGGACGAGTTTGCCGAACTGCACACAGTTGTCTATGATGGAGTAACCTACGAAGGAATTCCCATGGTGATGTCGGGGATAAAGGAATCCGAAAGGCCCGCATTGGTTTCCACTGGTGGGGATAGGATTCAGGGGCTGTATCTTGTCACGGCAGTTGTTCACTTTGCCGCGAGTGATTTGGGGGGAGTAGTGCCAGAGAAGGGTATGAGGATCTCGATAAGTGATAGTGATGATGGCTTCCTCAGAGAGTACAGGGTAGCCTCCTCGGTGAACGAACTCGGGATGATTCGCCTGGAACTGGAGGCGATTGACGAATGACCGTTAGGATATCAGAAGTCGGTGCCAACAGTCTCGACCGGGTTAACAAGATACTTGCCGGCATACCGGGGGGCATCTGGAGAGCAACCCACTCGGCCCTGCAAAGGGCGGGGGCTACTGCCAAAACCAGATCTGGGCAGTTTGCGGCTCAAGAATACACCATCAGAAAAGGCGACTTCATGTCCAACGTGCACCAGAAGACACATATCAGCTCCGATGGGGGAGGCGTTGTGTCCTTGAGCATAAGCTACGCGGGCACCGTCCTCCCCCTTCTGATGTTCAGAACGAAGTACTCTCGGAGCGGTAAGCTGGAGACCCAAGTGAAGCGTGAAGGTGTTTCCACCATGTTGGACAGAGTGTTTGCCGCCAGGGTATACGGCCCTCTCAGAGCATTTGAGCGGGTGGGACGTGAGCGATTCCCCATCCAGCAGAAGTTTGGTCCTTCTACCGCACACATGATGCAGAACCCCGTAGTGATTCAGAAGATGGATGAAACAATCCAGGAGACATTTGATCGCCGCTTGGAGCACGAGATAACCAGAGTATTGAACGGTTGGGGAGGGTAGCCTGTGAACCGAATAGCATTGTTGGAGGCGCTTAGGGATTACACCAAAGAGACTGTCGCCGATCTCATTATGCCTACCCGCCAGCAAAAAGGAGATCCGGAGGGAGGCCAAAGGGCAGCCGATGTTCACCTAATGCGCTTGCCGGACAGTTCGTCCGCTACCAAAAAGGCTCCCTATATCATCCATCAACTGATAACCGGGCAAGACATTCAGGAACCCAGACAGCATGTATCATCTTCGGTGTCAATCCGCTCGATTTGTTGTGTGTATCACCCGGACGAGGAAGAGGGAGCTCTGCTGCTCCTAAACCTGATGGAGCGGCTACGGATCCGGTTGCTCAAAGACGTTGTCATAGCAGGGCAGTTCGAACTAGACCTGGAAGCTGGATTAGAGACGCTGATCTATCCCGATGATACCGCTCCGTATTACGCGGGGGAGCTTCTCAGTACGTGGAAGCTGCCTGCCGTGGAGAGGGAGGTAAGACAATGGCTGTAAAGAACAAAAAGAAATCGGCTCCGAAGGAGGAAGTGGAGGTAAAAGCTAAGGAGGCCATCACCGAAACCACCATTGAAGAGCCGGAGAAAAAACCTGCTGACGATCCTGGCAGGTTTTGTGTTTATATCGGACCTAGCATAAGGGGTGTGATTCAGTCGAATACCATCTTCCCGGGAACGAAGCCGGAAGTGGAGAGGCGCCTCGCCTATGCTATTGAGCGATACCCTTTGATTGCAAAGCTCATTTCCCCCGATAAGACATTCGCTGAGGATCGTATCAAGGTAAATACTGCCGGAAACGTGCTTAATGTGTACTACAAGAATCTGGCGTCCGGCAAGTCCAATTGAAGGAGGAATGACAAGTGGCTCAACATGGAGTGTATGTATATGAGAAGGCCACCAGCGTGGGTGTTCCCGCTGTAGCAGAGTCCGGCATACCCTTTGTCATCGGCGCCGCGCCCATTCAAAGCGCTGCAAATCCGGCGAAGATCGGGGCCCCCGTGCTGTGCACGAGTTTTGAGGAAGCTGAGGCGAAGCTGGGATACTCGGAGAACTGGAAGGACTATAACCTGTGTGAGTTCATGTTCTCCCATTTCAAGCTGTACGGAAGCCAGCCCGTAATCTTTGTCAACTTGCTTGACCCCACCGCCATGAAAGAAGTCGTTGCGGCCGTTGACATGGATGTGGTAGACCGTAAAGTAGAGCTCCCGATGGAGGCGATTAACGACACTACTTTGGTCGTCAAAGCTGCCGGTGGGTCTGGGTCTGCCTATGAGAAAGATGTGGACTATGCAGTCTACTACAGCGGTGACAAGTGCTACATGGAAGTATTGGCTGACGGAAGTGCGTATGACGCAAACAGTTTAAACATCGCCTACCATAAGGTTAAGCCCGACCTGGTAACTACGGGCACGGTGGCTTTGGGCATGGAAGCTATCGAGCGCTGCTTGGGTGGCTTGGGCGTTGTCCCTGACCTGATTTGCGCGCCGGGCTATTCCCACGATACCACCGTGGCCGCGGTCATGGCGGGGAAAGCCGCTGGTATCAATGGCATGTTCAAGGCCAAGGCGCTGATCGACCTCAGCACCAAGGAAGGGGACGGGGCCACAGATTACAGCGAAGTAAACTCTGTAAAGAACGCCAAGAACATCACGGACGTAAATCAGATCGCTTGCTGGCCCATGCTGAAGCTGGGTGACCGTGTGTTCCACATGTCCACTCAACTGGCAGGCTTGATGGCCTCGGTGGACACTGGCAACGCTGGCTGCCCCTACGAGAGCCCTTCCAACAAGCGGCTGCAAGCCGATTCGATGGTGCTGGATAGCGGGGAAGAGGTTGATCTGACCCATGCCCAGGCCAATATTTTGAACGCCGCTGGTGTTGTAACAGGACTGAACTTCATGGGTGGATTGGTGGCCTGGGGCAACTACAATGCTTGCTATCCGGCCAATAGTGACGTGAAGGATTTCATGATTCCCATATCCAGGATGTTCGGCTGGGTCGGCAAGACTTTGATCAAAACATTCTGGGGCAAGCTGGATAAACCGATGAACAGGCGTCTGATCGACACAGTGATTGATACCTGCAACATCTGGCTGAACGGCCTCGTGGGTAATGAGTACGTGCTGGGCGCACGTGCTGAATTCCGGGAGAGCGAGAATCCGTTGACCGATCTCATGGCCGGTATCATCAGGATTCACATCTACATCACGCCGCCAAGTCCCGCCCAAGAGATTGATTTCCTCCTGGAGTATGACGTTGAATACTTGACGTCTGCTCTCCAGGGTTAGAGAAGGAGGGTTAAGGCATGCCTAAGTTCGACCAAAGTATCATCAACTTTGCGGTGTACGAGGATTCTATGGAGTATGTCGGCATGGCCGAGGCGCAGTTGCCCGATCTTACGACACTGACGCAGACCATTTCGGGAGCGGGGATTGCCGGCAACATCGAGGCTGTCATCCTTGGTCATTTTGAGGAAATGACCCTCACCCTGAACTTCAGGACCACCACGGAGCAAGCCATTAGGCTGAGCGAACCGCGTCGGCACCAGATCGACCTGCGCGTGGCCCAGCAGGTGGAGGACACCGTGGCCGGGCAGGTAAGGGTCCAGGCCGTGAAGCACCTATTCGTTGTTGTGCCAAAGAAAGAAACCGGTGGTTCTATAGCTCCAGCATCGCAACAAGATGCTTCCGGCGAGTACGCCGTCAGGTATTGGGCAACCTTTATTGACGGTCGGAAAGTTCGGGAGATCGATCCGCTCAACTTCATCTTCATGGTTAACGGGAAGGATTACCTCAGAGAGGTTAAGGCCTCGCTAGGAAAGTAACACTACTAACGGCCCAGGGGGACTAGAGTCTCCTTGGGCTTTTTTGGTTTATCAAGAAAGGAGATAATCATGAACGCTGACAAGAAGGACGTTTTTCACGTTGATCAAGACGAGTTTGATGTTGCAAAACAGCAGGCTGAAAGCAGCGGGTCGTCTTACACGCACGTTTTTAAGAAGCCGTTCGAGTACAACGGGGAGACCTACACCAGCCTGACGTTTGAGTGGGACAAGCTAACCGGCAGAGATGCCCTGGCAATCGAGAACGAGATGCAAGCGATGGGCAAGGCCCTGGTGGTACCAACCTTTTCCGGAGAGTACCTGATTCGCATGGCCGCCAAAGCGTGCACTGAGCCCATCGGAGCCGATGCGTTTGAGATAATGAGCATTGCGGACTACAACAAGATCAGGTCAGCTGCCCGGTCTTTTTTACTGCGATCGGAGTTGTAGTCGGCGATGGCGGACAGTGGCTCCGGCAGCAGTGCCTAGCCATGGCCAGGACCAATTACACGCCGGTACCATGGTGGTTGTCCTTACCGCTATGGGAGTTTGTCTCCTGGATAAAGGATAGCAACCACACTCTAAAACAGCGATAGACGAAATGAAAGGAGGGCCCCCATGGCAAGTAGGAAAGAGTATGAAATGCTATTCCAGCTCAATGCGCAGCTTGGCAGTAGTTATACGAGCACCTTCAAGAATGCGCAGAGCTCCATTACTTCCATGCAGAATGAGATAGCGGCCCTCAGCAAGATCCAGTCCGATATTTCCTCGTACCAGAAGCAGCAGGATGCAGTCGAGAGAACCCGCCAGAAGCTGGGAGTGCTGCAACAGCAGTATGATAACATCCAGAAAGAGATTCAGGAGACTGGAACTTTCAGCTCCAATTTGGAGAACAAGCTCCTGGCCAAGCAGTTACAGATCGACAAAACGGCTGCTTCGCTGGACAACCAGACTCAAAAGTTGGAGGCCATGGGTGTTCGCCTCAGAGATGCTGGGATTGATGTTGGTAATCTGACTGAGGAAAGCTCTCGGCTCACCAGTGAAATGGAGCAGTTGAAAGAAAGTCAAGTGGAGGCTGCGGACGAAGCTGCAAACTTCGGCACGACAGCCTCCCAAGCTTTTGCGGCCGCAGGGCAGGCACTTGTCGCCGCCGGCATCACCGTGGCGCTGAAGGAAATCTACGAGTGGTTTGGTTCCGCTGTCCAGGCGTCCGTGGAGTTTGAATCTGCCATGACCGGGGTGGCCAAGACCACGGACATGAGCAGCGAAGAACTCGCTGCGATGGCGAGGGAAATCAGGCTTCTTTCAACGGAAATTCCCATTACTACCACTGAGTTTGCGGCGATTGCCGAAGTAGCAGGTCAACTTGGCATTGCAAAAGAGAACCTTTTAGACTTCTCGACCACCATGGCCATGTTGGCTACGGCCACTACTATGACAGCGGAGGAAGCCGCCACATTGCTGGCGCAGTTTGCCAACATCACTCAGATGGATTCGGCTTACTATTCCAACCTGGCCAGCACCATCGTAGAACTGGGCAATAACTTCGCTACTACGGAGCAAAAAATCACTCAGATGGCGCAAGGGATTGCGGCTGCGGGTTCTCTTGCCGGGATGTCTGAGGCCGATATGGTTGCACTGTCTGCTGCTGTTACCTCGCTAGGTATAGAGACGCAGGCCGGTGCCTCTTCGATGAGCAGGCTGATCCAACAGTTGAACACCGCCGTGGAGACTGGGGACCAGCTCGAAGAGTTTGCCTCCATCGCTGGCATGACCGGCGAGGAGTTCAAGAAGGCCTGGGGAGAGGACGCAGTACGAGCACTCGAGGCATTCGTCATTGGCTTGGCAGATACGGAGCGCAACGGAAAGTCGGCTAACGTGGCTCTGCAGGAACTCGGCATCACCGAGATTCGTATGCAGCGCATGATTCTATCCTTGGCTAACTCCGGGGATCTGCTGAACCGTACCATTGAGACCGCAAACAAAGCTTGGGAAGAGAATACTGCTCTTGTTACCGAAGCTGAGCTACGTTATGGCACAACTGAAAGCCAGCTAACGCTCATGCAGAACGCCTATAACAACTTGAAAATCGTCATAGGCGATCAATTCACTCCCGAGCTGCGCAAGCTCTATGCGCTGCAGACCGATGTGCTAAAAACGGTTACGGACTATCTCGAACAGAACCCAGAACTCATCAAGGCGGTTACTACTTTTGTCGGTGTGATTGGAATAGCCGTTGGAGGACTCACGGGGTATGTGGCTATCACAAAGCTGGCGACAGTAGTGTCCACGGCGTTCGCGGCCGCCATCCCTGGAGTCAACGTAATCATGGGTGTGGCGGTGGCCATCGCCGGGTTGACCGCTGGAATTGTTGCTCTGAACGAAGCAAGCAATAAGTATGTAGACGAATCCTGGTCACTCACCGCTGCATCTAGGATGCAGTACCAGAGAATTCAGGAACTCACTGCGGAATATGAAAAAGCCGTTGAGACATACGGTGAAACTTCGTATGAAGCTCAGTCTCTAAAGTGGAAACTCGAGGAGCTCACTACAGAGTATGAACTCAGCAAGCAGAAGCTTGTCGAGTATAAGGCTGCCCATGAAGCGCTCGTCAAAAGCTATGTTGAGATGACCGAATCGCATGCGAAGGCTACTGAAGAGATCGAGAAAGAGCAGCTGAGCACTCTGGCCTTGATTGCGAAGCTCGAAGAGCTTACGGCAACGACAGACAGCGCTACTGAAAATCAGCAGGCTATCCTGGGTGTGATTAAGGCGCTCAACCGGCAAATGCCGGAGCTCGCTTTGAACTATGAAGATGTAAC